TACTTGGCTGTAAGTTCCCAGTCATTCTTCTCTTTGTGAGACAGAATCTTAATTTGAGATAGGAATATAGGTGGTGGATCTTCGACTTGTCTGGTATTGACAATCCTTACCAGTCCCCAATCAGAAAGTAACTTGGTGATGGCATTTCTACGAGACAAATCGTTCTCACTAATGTCTGTAGGTTTACCATCCAAAGCAAACAATTCTTTGAAATGGACAATATAATACTTACCTTGTTTATGTAAAATATGACAAGACTGGTATAAAATTCTATCTTTTTTGGAAGCTACACCGATTCGGGTTAATGTCTCACGAACTTTTAAAAAATCATCTTTCTCATCTAGTGTAACTTCAACTAAATCATTAATTGAAATCATTATTTGTTCACTCCGCCTTTATTTGTTTTTGCTTTTATTTCAGCGATTTGATCATCATTTAGAATTCGTAATGCTTCTTTAGCTTTTGCATTAGAAAAACCAAAATATAACTTAACAGATTCTATATCTCTATCAACCTCTGATTTCTGCCACGGTTGAAATTTCCGTTTCATAGGTCTAATGGTATTTAGAAGATACTGATATTGCATATCCGAATCAAGGCCGGAATGAACATTCATTTCATTGACATAACCAACACAATCCATGTGATAAGACAGAGCACGATTGACCACAAATGGTTTATAATCTTTATAATCATAATCATCCTGAAAAACCGATTTCTTAGTTTGTAAGATTGAAGGTACAATCTCTTTGAATAAATCTGGCATATCAATACTCCGAGACGGTGTACTTCTGGAGTTCTCTTGCTTCTTCGTCAGACATTTTCTTAACAGGAATCAAAGCAGGTTGTTCACGATTAATTAAAATCATTTCACGGCCATCTTTGGTTCTATATGTTGTGGTGACAAAGTTCTTTGGTTCGGCTCTAAAAATCCAACCAGCCCACTTATCAGTATGGCGAGGTGCTGGTACAGAAACAAAATAAAGAACATCAACAGAACGGCATTTGCGTAGTTGATTTGGTTTAAATGTAAAGGAGTTTTTCATAATAAATGGAACTTGAGTTTTAACCTCAACTTTATATTGTCCATCTACCATCAAGTCTTTCTCTGAATCATATTTGTTGATTGAAGATTCAATTCTACAACCTTCACCACTCAACATATTGATTACAATCTTTTCACCAGCAAGACCTAGTTCATTCATCAATTCTTCTTTAGTCATTTTGAATCACCATTTTTCATAATATAATTTATTGCAGATTGTAATAGTACAGCATCATCTTTAAAGAAACCTAAAGCTTTATTACAATCATGACACAACCATCCACGAAATTCTCCAGTTTTGTGGTCATGGTCTAAACACCAACCTCCGTGACGATTACCGAGATATTTTATATCATCATACACTCTTTCACATATTGGACAATTATAATTATCTTCTGGTTTGGTGTATTGTTCTTTTAATCGTTTACGTATGTTTGCTTGTTTTTTTCCACATTCTCTACATTCAGACCGTGGATAATTTCCATTAGCTTTGGCAAAAGATGTTATTGGTAATTCATGTTTACACTTAGCGCACACCTTCGTTTTTATTGTTTCGCCAAATAATGTGCTTGTCATTTGAATTCACAATCCATCATAATTTCTGTAAGACAGGCAATCATGTTAATTTCATGGTCTGCCACAAAGGCAGCCTGATATTGATATCTAGCCAAAATTACAACCATCTGTGGAACGGATTGTGATTTCAATGATTCATATAACGAATCATAAAGTTTACGATAAATCTTAACTGGGTCATTGTCTAAGTTGTTGGTGACCCACTTACGAGCGGCTGCAAAGTCTTTCTCTTTCAAACCTTTTATAAGTTCACCTAACTGGACATCGGACACAGAGGTGAGAATACCTTTGTCAATAGTACCAGATACACTATAACGCTGCAACTCATTAAGAATGCGGCGATTATCAGGGAAATGTTTAGTAATAACTGCGGCCACGACCTCTTTGTCATAGGTGACTCCTTCTTCTTTTAATACCCACTCAATACGTTTAAATAGTTGTGAGGCCATCTTGGCCTTAGAACCATTGATTTTAAAGTCAATAACGGCACAACGAGAATGTATAGGGTCAATGATTCTGTTCTTAAAGTTACAGGTGAATATAAAAGAACAGTTGGAGGAGAACTCCTCGATTGCACCACGCAACGCAGGTTGGGTGGAATTAGGATTTAGATAGTCTGCTTCATCTATAATAATGACCTTACGGCCACCAGTGAAACTTATAGACGAAGCATAGTTTTTAATTTTATTGCGCAGAACATCAATGCCAGACTCATCTGAACCATTGATAACGATATAATCACAACCAACTTCCTCACAGAGAGCTCTTGCAATTGTAGTCTTGCCCACTCCAGCCGAACCAGAGAGTAATAAATTTGGTATCTCTTTTCTATTGACATATTCTAAAAATGTATTTTTGATTGATTCGGGTAGAATACAATCTTCCACGGTTTTTGGCCGATACTTCTCGGTCCACAATAGATGTTCCATAATTCACTTCTTTCATAATATAATATAATTGATTACTTAATTTCAGTAATACTTTCAAATAAGGCTTCAAACTCTTTTGATTCAGCCACATCAGTTTGGAATGAATTCTTATGTTGTGTCTTCGCCATACGTTTAAGAATCTTTTTAGGAATCTTTAGTTCGTCATATGCAATGTCTACAATATCTTTGATGGCTTGGTTGTTACCATCATTTCTATGCATATGAAGTACAACTTCATCTATATAACCTTTTAGTTTCTTCAAATCGTCCTCGTCATAAGAACCAAATAGTGTGTTTACTTTAGTCATTTAATTGTCCTTGTATCATACCAACAGCTTCAAGTTGACTTTCCTCAATCAAAAATGAACCGTTAATCATAGAAATAACCGTCTTACCATTATTCTTTTCATCAGAAGCAATAAAAACTCCGACAACATATTTGGGATTGATAGCAAATTTATTTTTAGTTACATCGTCTGTAAAATATATTAACAAAATTAAGCTCCTGTCTTAGATTCTTTGGCTTCGAAAGCAATCCAATATTGAATATCATCTTTAGTATTTTGAAAATGGCCAATACCTTTGAATGAAATCTTTACTGTATAACTTCCAGAAATCAATTTGATGTTATCTGTTTTGAAAACAATCTTATATGCTTTACCGTTACCTGTGCCAACTTCGATTGTGTTTGTGTGTGCTGCGTTATTGGCGGCATCAAAAGTAACCAACTCAATAACTTCACCGTCAGAGTGAACTGCGATGTTTGGTGATGATGTAGTCGTTGCGGCCTTCATCAAAGAATCATAATCTTCAGCCGACAACGTAAATTCACAGTCAACAGAAGGTAAAGTAATTTCTTTTTCTGGCGGTGTGACAATCATTGTAGAGGCAGTCATACGATAATTACCTTTACGTTTACCGCTCTTAAAGATAATATCGGAATCGGTGAAATCAATCTCCGAGTCTTTGTAGAGCGAATGTACAGACAAGAACTCATTCAAGTCATATACACAAAATTCTTGTGGGAATTCATCTTTGAGATTGGCTTGTGCCAATACAGTTTTACTGGAAGATACAGTAGTTAGTTTCTTCCCTTTCTTGAATTGAATTCCTTGGTTGATTGCCGAAAAATTCTTCAACACCGTTAGTGTTTCATTTGATAGTTTCATTCACTTCTCCATTATTTAAAAAATCAATTGTATCATGTTCATACAAAAACATCAAGCAGCACATGGCGTGTGCTAAGTGATTCTTACCAGACTCATCATCATTTTGTTCACCGTTATGCCAAGCCCATAGATGACGCATCATAGCATCAAAATATCTACGCTTGGCATCTGGTACTTTTTTCCAATTACCTGGTTCATACTTCTGAGCACCAAAAGTTAAAATTTCTACTGTTGCTTTTAGTGCTTCTGGTGGAAGTAAACCATATTGTAGTTTACCTCCATCAAATTTTCTACCACCTGTAGTGGCAGTTTGTGATGCTTTAACAACATCTTGTCTCGTCATTACATTTCTCCGACATAATTAGCAACTGCTGGCATATCTCCTTGGAAATGATAGGTACCAATGTGTGAAGTCTTCATCCATGGACAGAGGTGGATTTGTCCACCAATCTTTCGCCACATTTGACAGAACATATAATCTTCCGAAAGATAACGGTCAGAACCGCCACCAGTAATTGAGTCTTTGCTATCAATTACAGTATCAAAGAA